TCTATGATCGTGACACCATTTGAAACTTATCAACATTATTTGTCACTCAAAAATCATTTTACAAATCCAAAATACGATTTCTTTAAATACGGAGCAAAAACTAGGGCAAGTGTGGCGTCATTTAACAAACGACGCGACAAATACTGGTTTGAGAAGACTTCTCGTAAGTATTCTGATAAAGAAATCGTAGATTTTTTAGTATCTAATTTTGTTGCATCTACTAACCCAGAAAACTTATGGATTGGAGAAATTATCAATTCTGGCGAAAGAAACTACGCCGAGTGGATGAAACGACAGCAGAGTTTGAGTTACTTGTACAAAGAACAAATGCAAGAATTCTTCTCGGAAAACAAATTAGAGGATGCCTTCAATTGTTCCAAAGGACATCCACTAATACTCAAAAAGTTCCTTGGTGGAGAAATATCCATTGAGACCTTATTAATCTGTGAGAAGATATTTTGTTTTAGAGAAAGGTTTAATAAAAAACTTCTGGACCCTGTGTGGGAGTGTGTTTCCTTAAAGATTAAAAAATATTCACCGTTTCTTCAAGTAGATATTTTTAAATATAAAAAAATACTCAAAGAAATAATTTTATAATTGGCGGGCAGCAAAGTCGGGTAGGGGTATTTGACTTGCGTAAGTCCCGCCTTTACAATATAAATAATATTACCCCTACTAAAAGAATATGTTAAATGTATCAGGTATTAACAGTGCCCTTAATATTGACGGACCTAATTTTATAGAAGACATATCAATTACAGATTCTGAAAAATTTCCATCTAGAGAAGTTCAAAAAGAACAATCTCGTCAAAAATGGAGAGAAAAAAATCCAGATTATGAAAAGAAAAGATGGGCAAAAGGATTAACCGAAGAACAAATTTTAGCTAGACGAGATAGAGAAAAGAAGCGGTATTGGGAAAATAAAAAAGATAGGGAAACCCGTAAAAAACGGGCAAGAGAAAGAAAACAAAGGTTAAAGAACAATTCATAAATATTGATATGTTCCGTTATAAAAAGATTTTGAGGCAGATTGTAGATGAGTGATTTTTTCGAGTCAGAAATCGTCATGGAAGAACTCCGTGAGATTAATAAACTTCAAGAGGAAATCTATCTCAATATTATGAAATTTCCTCATATGAGTAAAACTGAACAAGTGGAACATGTTGATAAACTATCTACATTATTAGAAAAACAAAAAGTTATGTATGCCCGTCTGTCATTATCAGACGATCCAAAAGCAGTGGAGATGAAGAAAAATCTTCAAAAATCCATGACACTTATGGGATTTTCCCCAGACACTGACATGAACTATCTGTTTAATACTTTTGGTGCGACTATTGATTCTCTCAGAGAAAGTCTTGACACCTGAGGGCAACGCTGTTATACTATCCAAGTCGATCCAACAAACCCGACAAACCCGACAAATCCAAAAAAATCCGAGGTAATCCAAATGTCTTTTGCTGATCTTAAAAAGCAATCCAAACTGGGATCTTTGACCGCCAAACTGGTCAAAGAAGTCGAAAAAATGAGTAATGCAAACGCTTCAGGTGATGAGCGTCTGTGGAAACTCGAATGCGATAAGAGCGGTAATGGTTATGCCGTAATCCGTTTCCTTCCTGCTCCTAATGGCGAAGATCTGCCGTTTGTGAAACTCTATTCACACGCATTCCAAGGTCCTGGTGGTTGGTATATTGAGAACTCTCTCACCACCATGAATCAAAAAGATCCTGTGTCTGAATACAACACGATGCTGTGGAACAATGGCACCGATGCTGGCAAAGATCAGGCACGTAAGCAGAAGCGTAAACTCACCTACATTAGCAATATCTATGTGGTGAAAGATCCTGCCAACCCCGAGAACGAAGGTAAAGTCTTCCTGTATAAGTTCGGTAAGAAGATCTTTGACAAGATCACTGCCGCAATGCAACCTGAGTTTGAAGATGAAGAAGCAATCGATCCCTTTGACTTCTGGCAAGGTGCCAACTTCAAACTGAAGGCAAAGAACGTTGCTGGTTATCGTAACTATGACTCTTCAGAGTTTGCCCGCCAAGAAGCACTGCTTGATGATGACGATGCAATGGAAGCGATTTGGAAGAAAGAATATTCTCTTCAAGACTTTGTTGCTCCCGATCAATTCAAGTCTTATGATGACTTGAAGAAGCGTATGGATTATGTGCTCGGTAATAAGGGCACTCCTCGTTTCCAAGATCAAGAAACAATCGAGGAAGAAGAAGAGTTTCGTCAGCAGAATCGTGGAGATGTAGCACCTTCTGTTCCCCAATCACTCAAAGATGAACTTGATAGTCTGAGTTCTTCTAAAATGACTGAAGATGAGGACGATGATGCAATGTCCTACTTTGCCCGTCTTGCCGAAGATTGATAGAGTTGGGGAGGGAAACCTCCCCCTTTTTTATGCAGGTGGTATGGTATTTCTAGTATTCTCTGTTATAATTAATCTTTCATCAATGTATTGAGAAGAAGTTTGATAAGTCATGATTTGTCTCATGTCATTCAAGAATTGTTGTAAGTATCTTGGTTTTAAAAGATATATATTAGATTTTTCTTGATTTTTTCTAACTTCGTATTCATAATTTGTAATTCCTCTGACTGGATTTAATTTTTGTGCAGTATAATCATCTGGATTAGGAATTTTAAAATCGCTATTAACTTCTTTTCCTTTTGGTAAAATTAATCGACCATTATTATCTTTTACTTCAGTTGTTTCATAGTGGTGAATTGCATTGATGTCATCATACTTATTATTAGCGTATTCATATAGATGATAATTTGATAGAGGCCATTCATCTCTTATGTTAACAATACCTGCAGTCATTATAACAACCCAATCTAGTTCTGCACTTCCATATAATTCTTCGGCAATCGTGTCTGGTCTTGCACCTTCTACAATTTCATACTTATTAAACAAAGTAAAAACATTTTGGAGGTCATCACGAAGTTTGTTTCTTCTAAAAAGATTTTTTACCGCAACGTATTGATCAGAAGTATTTCTATTTGTCAGTGGTGATTGATAAAGTAAATTTGGTAGTTCTCTGAAATATCCCATTTTAGTATCCTGTTCCGCCTACGTCATCGTGATCACTATAATATACTGGTGATAACTCTTGAAATGCTAATTGCATCGTACTCGAAACTGGAGCACCATCAGCATAAGTAGCATAATTTCCTTCACCAGTATAATTAATGCTCATATTTGTGAGAGCACAAAGTTTAAACCTATTTAAATAATTACTTCCCTTACCAATATATGATAATTTAAAAATATTCGGAGTTTGCATAAACTTATCTCCTGGAGATGATATTGGACTCATGTTTTGTTTAAAAACCCTCATGATATCTTTAACCATCACTGCTTCTTTTTGATATCTTGGAGTGAATTTAAATTCGAAATTAAATTGTCTTAAAGTTGGACCACTAAATAATAATTCCATATTTGGATTTATTATTGATCCAGTTGCTCTTGCAAATAATTGATCTGTGCTTACGTTTGCTCCTAGACTAGAAACTGCCTGTGAAGCAAAAAATAACCGCAACGCAGCTTGTACTTTTCGATCTTGCGCTATTTTTGCAGCATCAATTGTACTTGATGCTAATGATGTTGCTAATTCTTCTGGACTACCAGAAGATATTCCCTTTAGAGCAGTGCCAATAGCAGCAGCATAAAAATTGTTTAAATTACTTTCGCCAAAATTTGTTGCATTAGTATCAGATACTTGTCCAGGAATTGGTAATATTATTGATCCCAACCGATTTTCTGCAGTAGGATTACGAGCACCTCCAACAAATGGGTTATCAAAAGCATTCTGGTTTCTTACATTAATTATTGTAGTTCCCTTTTCAATATAATCGGTTCCATCTTTATTCTTTTCAAATACCTTTACTTGCTCTCCTGATGTATAACTAATACCTTCTGATTTTTTTCTTTCATACTTAATAATATCAAATTTTATATGATCTTGATCAAGATTAATACTTGCTATGGGATATCTTAAATTTGATTCTAATTTTTTTATATTACGTCCAGCACCCAATTTTTCTATTTTGGGATCTTTATTGTAATCAGCATGGTCTTCTGTTATTCCCTCTCTACGACCATCAGGACCATAAACATTTCCAAGCACTTCATAGTATTGGGGGTTGCCAGCATTATTAGGAGTATTATTAGGAGTATTATTAGGAGTAGGTCTGGGTCTTCCTCCACTATATCTTGTTCTACTTGCTCCTGTGTATGTCATTATCGTTTTTTCTAACTATTTAGAATGAATTTTTGAATTGGAAGCTCTCTTGCATCTGCAAGCTCATCTGGATATATTTGGTATAATGATCCAACAACTTCTTCCCAAGAATATTGACGATATTGTCTCCAGTGATAATTGATTCCACGAAATCCCCAACGAAATATATCAGTAACTGCCACCAAAGGATTTTGATCGTATTGTATTAGAGGAGTTTTCGGTCTATAAACAAATACATAATACTTTCCAACATCTGGAACAAGCGTAGAGTCACTACTAAGAGCATTCATTAATTCCATCATGATATCATCGGCATCTTCTGTGCCAATTAGATTATCAACCACTCCACGAATGCGATTGCTATTAATGTCTGTTGGATATCTCATTTATGAATTCCCAATTCGTCTTCGGTGATTACTTTAAATTCCCATTGACGATCTTCACAGAAATCTTTTGCTGCTCTCCACTTTGCCTGATTTCTTACATACTCTTTGACTTCGTAAATATATCCTTTAGTCTTTCTTTTTGGTCTTATTGGTTCAACACACTGCTTTTTGGGTTTTACCTCAATTAGCATTTTTTTAATTGCACCATTAGATTCTTTTACTTTGATGTAGAAGTCAGGATAGTAACGATGAATTCTATTATCCAATGGTGAACGATAAGGGAGTGCAATTTCTTCACTTGCCCATTCTAAAATATTTTCATTCTTATCACAATAAACCATAAACTTTCGCTCCCATAGAGAACGATATACTATATTTGATGGATTACCTTTATATTTTTTAGGAAAGGATGGTTGGTATTTTCCTTTATATGCCATCTAAATACTTAATAATGTAGGATTCGTATAAGGTATTTAGGATGCCAAGGATAAATGACTTAAAAGTAGGTGCTATCGAAAGAAGTCAAATTACCAATGTATCATTATCGAATTATTATCAAGTTCATATGACTGGACTTTCGGAAGGAAGTGGTCTTATGAAATTTCTTAAAAAATATGGATTAAAGGTGGATTGGTTGAGCAATAATCTTGGATTGATGTGTTCTGAGGCAACACTTCCCACTAGTTCTCTTGCCACAGCAGAGGTAAAAGATAATTTTCATGGTATTAATGAGCAATATGCTCATACGAGATTATATACCGATAGTGATTTTACTTTTTATCTTGATGGGGATTATCGAGTTTTGAAATTTTTTGAGGGTTGGATAGATTATGTTGCCGGTGAAAATAATTATCCAGTGAATAAGCAAGGTGGTCAAGTTTCGGTAGCACATGATGGATATTATAAAAGATTCAATTATCCTTTAGATCCCATTGATGGGTATAAATTGGATGGACTGTATATAACAAAGGGTGAAAAAGATTCAAACGAAAGAGAGAGACCAATTATATCCTATAGATTTTTTCATGCTTTTCCTAAAGCAATTACTTCTATTCCAGTTTCTTATGGAAGTGCAGAAGTTTTAAGAGTTACAGTTTCTTTTGCTTATGATAGGTATATTGTTGAGCAATATAGAGGATGGAATAAAGGTCCTTTTCATGATTATCCTACTAATAAAACAGGATTGAACATTGATGGGGATGATCAAGTAGGTCTTCCTCCTGGCGTGGGGTAATAAATAATCATACCTGAATTGTATCAAACAGTATGCCTTTACCCAAGATTTCGACACCGACATATGAGTTGGAATTGCCTTCAAATGGAAAATTAATTAAATATCGTCCATTTCTTGTAAAAGAAGAAAAAATTCTTATCATGGCACTGGAGAGTGAAGATCTTAAACAAATTTCAAATGCAATTAAAACTGTTATATCAGATTGTATTATTACAAGAGGAATTAAAGTAGATCAGTTATCAACTTTTGATATTGAATATTTGTTTTTAAATGTTCGTGCAAAATCCGTAGGAGAATCTGTAGAAGTAAGTGTAACATGTCCAGATGATGGAGAAACACAATTACAAGTTGAAATTGATATTGATTTAATTAAGGTTCAAAAGAATCCTAATCATAGTAATATTATTAAATTGGATGATAATCTTTCGGTTAAAATGAAATATCCATCTTTAAATCAATTTGTTGAAAGTAATTTTGAAGTTGATAATAAAAATGAACAAGTTGATAAGTCTATTCAAGTGATAGCATCTTGCATTGGTCAAGTATTTACTGATGAAGAATCTTGGGATGCTTCTGATTGTAGTAAGAAAGAATTGAATGATTTCATCGAGCAAATGAATACCAAACAATTTAAGAAAATTGAAGAATTCTTTAACACGATGCCAAAATTATCACATACAATTAATGTGAAGAATCCAAAGACAGGTGTGGAGTCAGAAGTTGTATTGGAAGGGTTAGCAAGTTTTTTCAGTTAGCGCTGGCTCATGAGAGTTTGGAAAATTATTACAAAACAAACTTTGCCTTGATTCAGCACCATAAATATTCATTGACGGAACTAGAAAATATGATACCTTGGGAAAGAGAAATATATGTTTCTCTTTTGCAACAATATATTGAGGAAGAAAATTTAAAACAGCAAAAACAGAGTGGTATTTAGTAGTCAAAGTTTTACGGCACCTACTTTAGATAAAAAACCAAAGTTGGGGAAGAAAATGATTTCTTCTTCAGTTTTTCGTGGTGCCTTTAAATCTATTGGAAAATCGACTACTATCAAAATTCCTAAAGGAATGCAAATAGGGGCAAGTAAGTCTTATGTTGATCCAAGTTATTTAAGAAAAGAAGAAAGCACGCCAATTGAACAAACATTAGTAGAAACAAACAATATTCTTATAGAAATACAAAATCAGTTAGCAACTGATTTTGCTTATAGGATTGCAAAAGAGAAAGAAGATATACAAAAAATAAAAATTACATCTGATAAGGAAAAAAAGAGTAGGGCAGAAGCAGGTGTAGAAAGTGTAAAAAAAATTGGTGGTTTTGTTAAAAATCAAGTTGATAAAGTTACTACTCCTGTAAAAGGATTTTTTCAAAAAATACTTGACTTTTTTGGTGCCATTATTACTGGATTTGTAGTTAATAAGGCGATTGATTGGTTAACAAAACCAGGTAATGCTGAAAAAATAGCGGGGATATTTACTTTTATTGGGAAACATTGGAAACCAATTCTTGCTGTTATTGGCGGTTTTCTTTTAACTAATGTTGTATTAAAAATTTATCGATTATATAAACTTATCCGTGGAGCACTGAGACTTATTGGTATTGGTAGACGTGGTGCTGGTGCTGGTGCTGGTGATGCTATAAGGAGAGGTGGTTTAATTAGAAATGCTGCCGGTGGTAGAAGAGGTGTTAATGTTGAGATGGAAAGAATTACCAGAGCAAAACCTGGTTCTGGTGGACTACTTCATGAGAGAGTAGATGTATATAAGAGAACTAAAAATCCAGTAGCAAAGGCAGTTCAAAAAGCAGAAGTATTATCAAAGTTAGCTGGTAAAAAGGTAGTAAAAGCACTTGGTGCAAAAGGTCTCATGAAATTTTTGAGACCAGTATTTAAAAGAGTACCTGTATTTGGAGCACTAATTGATTTTGCCGTGTCTCTTGCTCTTGGAGAGCCAATAGGTAGGGCAGCAGCAAAGTCGGTTGGTATGTTGCTTGGTAGTGCTTTAGGAACATTAATTCCAATTCCTGGTGTTGGAACATTTGCTGGGGGTTTACTTGGTGACTTTGTTGGTGGTAAAATTTACGATGCAATTGTTGGAGAAAAACAGGAAGATCCTTTAAAAATGAATAGAGGTGGTATTGTTCCTGGACCCAATATTAATAAGGACATTGTGCCAATACTTGCTACTCCTGGAGAGGCTGTTGTCCCTAAAAAAGAAACAGCAAGATTTTCGGGATTTTTATCTGATATTATTAGTAATGGTGGAGAATTATTTGAGAAAATGTTTCTCTCATTGAGAAAACAAGAATATAATAATAATATATTTAAAGAAGCGAATGAAAAATTTGAAGAATCTATAGAAGTGCTTTCCAAGTACTTTAAAAAAGAAACATTAAAAGCGCTTGATCCCAACTTATATAATAAATTATATGGTGCCATTGGAGGACCACGAGATTCAATGGCAAATAAATCTTTGAATCCTGTGAAGAAAAATACTTCAAACATGTCAATGAGATCTATGAATAGGTCTCCATCGATTACAATGTTGCCTCCGATAAGTGCTGCCACTAATTTATCTGCTTCTAAAGTAAATTCAACACCCTCTGGTGGAGATTCGATAATTGCACTTGATGCAGAGGATAATGATAATTTTTATGTTTCATACTACACTGCATCTTCTCTTGGATTGGGAGTGTAATAAATGGAAAGCGTCGAGAATTTAAAACTTAATGTTAGTAATATAAAAAGTGTATTGACTACATCAAATAAAAATTTGAAACAGTTACAAATTAAAAAGACAAGTATATTAAGGAAACAAATACAAGGCGAAAAAAGATTTGAAAGAGAGAAAAAAATAGAGACCCCTAGAATTCCTGGATCCGAACTTGCCAAAGGAATTGTAAGAAAAATTGCAAGTCCTGTTATGGGAGTATTTGATAGAATAATGGGATTTTTCAGTGCTATATTACTTGGATTTGTAGTTAATAATTTGCCAAAAATAATTGCAGAGTTGACTCCTATTTTTGAAACTATGAAACCAATATATGAAGGTTTTATGAAAGGATTGGGATTTGTGATAAATGGAATAGGATTTTTGTATAATTCTGTTGCGCCATTATTTTTTAATGAAAATGAAGCACGAAATAATATTAAAACTGCAGAAGATACACTCAAATTAATTGATAAGGATTTAGATGAAGGTTTTGAATTGTCAAAAGATAATGATAATACTGAATCTGAGACAACTCAAACTCAAGAAGTAAATAATTATACGGATCCTTCTACGCCTGTCATTCAACAACAAACTCAAGTAAAACCGGAAATACAAAAAAGAAATACTGGTGGTTTAGTAAACAAAAGACAAAATGCGAATCTTCCACCAAGAAGAAATAATTATGAAAATGCAAAAACAAATCCTTTAAGGTTATTTGGAAAGGTAACAGAGCAAAACAGCGAAAATGTAAATCTATTTGAAAAAAATAATGATAAATTAGAAGAAATTGCAAAATTATTAAAATCATCAGAAAGGAAAAAATCTATTACTACTAATGATAATAAACCGGCAACTGATAATAAAGTTGTAATTAGTGATGGTAAAATTACCGGACAAATTGTTGGAAGAGTTGGGCATAGTGGGTATACGATCCCAGAAGGTCCAGAGGGTTCTCACATTCACATTGAAACTGGAAGGGGGGAAGGAGGAGCGGGAGGAGAGATTCCTTCATCAGTTTTGAGTAATATTATTGTTGGTGGTAAACCATTGTCTGATTGGCCTCAAACTTCAACAATTGGTGATGGTAGAGGGCACCGTGGATTGGATTATGGTATTCCGAAGGGGACACCAATTACTCTTAAAGGGGGATTGAAACTTGTTGATTATGATACGGTTAGAGATCCAAGTGGATATGGAAATAATATAGTTATTGTGGATAAATATGGAAATTATTATTTAATTGCTCACTTATCCAGTGGACCAGAGAAATCTAAAGATGGTGAAGGTGGGCAGTTAAATAATAGTATAACATCTAGACAAATAATTCCTTTAAGTGACGAAATTAAGAAACAAATTATTATAGTTCCTGTAGAAAAGTTAGTGCCTATTGAAACTCCAGTTCCAGTTACTGGCAATTCTACAAAGGTCTATAGACCTGGTGGAGGAAAAGATTATGGTGGACGACCTTTAAATCCCTGGCAAACGAGAGGACCTCAATAATGAATGCAGCACAAGCAAGTATATTTGAAGAATTTATAATTACATCTGATGACGGAAGTAATTCTGTAAATCTTTATGATGGTCAGATAAGAATTATTAGTTTTGATTACTTTGAATCTATATTATCACCGTGCATTACTGGCACAATTATAATTTCTAGTGGATCTGATGCTGCTGTATCGAGGGAAGATCCCCAAAATAGAGTAGGAAGTATATTATCGCATTTACCTCTTCGTGCAGGATCAATAATATCGACAAAAATACGCACAAAAAATGGAGTATTGAATTTTTCTGGAGATGATTATAAAGTTTTATATGTGACAAAGGTTGTTCCTCTAATCCAAGATTCTAATTCAGAAACAATATCTATAAAGTTTACATCTAAAATTGGATGGTTAAATGAAACTACCAGAATTACACGATCATTTAATGGAAAAATTACCAAATCTGTAGAATCTATATTAACAAAAGAATTGGGTATAAAATCTAATAAAATTTTTATTGAAGAAGCAATCAATAGTCTCACATTTACTGGAATGAGAAAGAGACCATTTGATTTATTAATAGGACTTTTATTAAAACAATCTATACCCCCCAATACAGTAAATCCTGGTTATTTTTGTTATGAAACAAAGAGTGGATTTAATTATGTTTCTATTGATACTTTGATAAATCGAGAGGAATTTAAAATTCCTTATGAATATAATGGCAAAAATATATCATCTTTTGAAACTAAAGATGACAGTGCTGATTTTAAGGTAGCAACATTTTCGACAGAAAAAGATCAAGATTTGTTGATGCAAATTAGATCTGGAATGTATGCTACAAAAAATTTATTTTTCAATCCACTAACTTTTAAATTTACCGAAATTGACATATCTGTGATAACAAATTCAAAGTTTTCTTCATTGGGTAAAAAACAAAAACTTCCAAGAATTTTAGATCAAGATTTCAATGAGGGGAAAAAATATCATCGAGTTCAGTCTGCTATCCTAGATATAGGAAGTAATACAGAAGAAAAAACTCAAAATAATAATCCAGAACTTTACTATGCAGCAGGAACTACTAGATATAATGCATTATTTTCTCAAATTCATAATGTAACAATTCCATCAAATATTTTACTTGAAGCTGGAGATTCGATTATTTTAAATATTGAAAGTATATCTAATGATAAGGTGCAAGGTGTTGATCAAGTTAAAAGTGGTAAATATATAATTAGGGGAATAAGGCATCATTTTACTCCTAAAGTATCTACTACTGGATTAAAACTTATTCGCGATTCTTATGGATTACATTTTAGTAAGAGCAAATAATGGAAGGACTAAATTCGGCACAATTTAATTTTTATGGTTTGGGGACAAATGAGTGGATAGGTATGATATTGCCCTTTGAATCCCAAAAAGATCAATCTACGGGAAAGAAAGGATTTGGTTTTCGTTATCGAGTGGCTATTATGGGTTATCATCCACTTGATAATAGTATAACTGATGAAGAAATTACTTATGCCATAACTGGATTCTCACCTGCTGATGGCGGCGGCGGTGGATCGTGTTATAAAACATCTAAATTGACTCAAGGAGATGTTGTTTTGGGTAAATTTTTAGATGGTGATAATAAACAATTGCCAATTATATTGCATGTTTTATGTAGAACGTCTGATATACAATATGGATATGGATCTGGTAGATTTGATCCAAAAACTGGATTTGTTGGAAGTAGAAAAAAGACATCATTAACAAAAAATCAAGAAACATGTGAACAAAAAGGAATATGCACGCCAAGACTAATACCTGGGAATGGGAAACAAGGTAGAACATCTCCATAAATAATTCAAAAAATATATGTCAGTTTGTGCAGATCCTATCAGTAATACATCTGGTCATGTAGTAATTCTTCCAGATCCTTGTAAAGATAATACCTTTGCGAAGGCAGAAGCATATCTGGAAAACTTTTTTGCTTTGGTAACAAAACCACTTGATTCATCCTCAAGTTTAGATCAAGAATTGAAAAAAACCGTGAAACTTCTTTCTATTGGTATGAAAGGTTTTGTAAATTCTGTTGTGGGAAGATTTCAAGATGAATTGATTGAAAGAATAAAAGGTGGACTTGCAGGACTGGAAAATGCAGTTAGATCTTCATATAAAGGAAATGAATTATTCAAAGCTCTTGATGAATTAGCAAAAAAACAAGGCGCTCAAATTGATCCAGTTGATAATCTGTTTAAGGCACTTGCTTGTTTGGCAAATAAGGTTACGGATGCCGCAGAAAAAATATTCACTGATTTGCTATCACAAGCAGTAAAAAATGTATTGAATGTCCCTATTTGTGCAGTTGAGCAAATATTGGGTGCATTTACTAATAAGATGATAGATATCATTGAGAGCACCGTTTCACCAATATTGGAACCGATTAAGAATGCATTAGAATTTGTTTTTGATGTAAGAGATTTTCTTGTTGGTGTAGTGAAAACATTGAGAAAGGTTGAAAATCTTTTAAATTGTAATGAGAAGAAAAAGTGTCCTCCATCTACAAAATATAAAATCAATCAAGGATTGTTGAGAGATAGGGGAGAAGGAGAGCAGAAAGACGCCTTTGATAGAATATTTGCAAAAGGAGCACTGTCAAGAGGTGCTGCAAATCTTGCAAATGATTTTGAAAATCAATATGGATCATGGTCTATATTTGGCGAGACCCTAGAAAATGCTGATCCAAATTCGGGTTGTTATACTGGAAATGTTGTCAGTTGTGGCACACCAAATGTAGAATTTTTTGGTGGTGATGGTGCAGGAGCATTTGGAAGAGTAATACTTGGCAATATTATTAATGAAGTTGATAGTGAAGGTGTAATTGATTCTGCACAAAGGACTGCAAGTATTGTTGGTGTAGAAATTCAAGATCCCGGAAGTGGATATACAACTCCACCAATTGTATCTTTTACTGATGCATGTGATAAGGGATATGGTGCATATGGCAGAGCAAACATAGATACAAATCCTAGTTCTCCAACTTATGGTCAAGTTACTTCTATAAGTATTATTAGTAAAGGAGAAAATTACCCAACGGAAGGTCTTATTGAAGATCCATTATACATTGAAGATATTGTAATTGAAAATCCCGGATCTGGATACTCTGAAGGTGATTCTGCTCAAGGGATTAAATTAACAATTCGTGATGGTCAAATTGTTGACACTGAAATTGAAAACTTAGGATACAATGGATTGCCTGACCTAAATATCAACAGTAACACTGGGTTTGGAGCTGTGCTAAGACCAATAATGGCAGTTGTTCCGCCACAGAGAGAAGTTATTCAAGTTATAGATTGTGTGAGGTAACATATGGCAAATTCTGATAGTTTATATCGAGAGGTTTGTAGTCCAAAATTAGTTATTGAGTCGAATTCTGAAGAGCAAACTACTGCCGGTAAATGTGCCTTTTCTATTAAAAGTGAAAACGAGTCTGGTATTCGTTGCTCACAAGGATTGTATGAAAATGGGATGTTTCATCAAGGAACAGAAGGACGGTTTGAAATAGAGTGTGGAGATAAAAATAGAGATGGACAACCAGATTTTACTTTAATTGCACATAATGGCAATATTCATTTTAATGCTGATAGTGGATCATTCGTTGTAGGTGCAGAAACAATTACTTTAAAGGCAACAGATGAAATTGTAATAGATGCTCCTTCAATTAGAATTGGAAATAATGAAGGGCAAACAAATAAAATTGAACTTCATGCACAAAATTTGATTCCTGTAGAGAATGGAAAAATAAAAAAATTTGAATTGAAAGAAGCACTAATGTCTTCAAGCACAGTTGCATCTTTTAAAGGGTCATTAGCTTCTGGAAATCCAAAATTAAAAGCATAAAAAATGGGAATACCAAGAATAAATCCAGATTTTTCTCAATTAGGTAATTCGATATTTGAAACCGTATATATTTACGATAAACTTTATGCGAATGAAATTGTTGTAGATAACACAATTTTTACTGGTGATGTTAATCTTGATGTTTTACGAGTAAGAAAATATTTTAGTGTAGGTACTAAGGAAAAACTTTTAAATGTTAATGATAATACTAAAAGAATTGGAATTAACACATTAAATCCTGATAGATCAATTGTTGCGATTGGTAATGTTGGAATAGGAGGAACGGTTGATATTAATGGTGGTAGGGTAGGTATTAATTCTGATTATATTGATCCAACAGGCAATAGAGTTCTTGAAGTTGGTGGAAGTATAAAGATCACAAAATACATTTATGATCAATTTGATAAAAGAGGTAATAATACAAACGTTCTTTCTGTTGATGCAAATGGAATTTTCTGGAAAGAATTAAGTACAGAAGTTCAGGAAGGTGTCTTTTTACAAGAAGAAGGTGTTGAAGTAGGACAAGGGGTTTCTTTCACAAATATTAATTTCGTGGAGAGAAACAGTCTTGGTATTTTGACCGAGACTCTGGGAATTACATCTTCCGGAATTTTAGGACTTGCCACTATATTTTCCAATGATTATTGGGGAAATGCAATAGGTGGTGACAAGGCAGTTGCCGATAATAACATTTATAGAATGACCAATGTTGGTATTTTTACCAATAATCCATTAGTTGCACTACAGATTGGTAAAAATACTTCTGGTGTGGTTGCCATTACATCGGAGGGTAATCTTGGAATAGGAACTACAAATCCAAGATTTCCTTTGGATGTTTATGGCGGTGTCTCTATTAGTGGTGTAACAACTCTTGCATCTGATGGAGGTATTACAACAACCGGTGGAGACTTATTTGTTGATAATGGTCTTTCTGTAGGAGGTGCTGCTACTATAGGAGGTGCTGCTACTGTAGGTGGTGAATTATTTGTTAAAGATGATTTATCTGTTTTTGGTGGAGATATAAAAACTAATCAATCCACATTTAACTTATTAAACACCACTGTAACCACATTAAATCTTGGTGGTGCTGCAACTTCTATTGAGATAGGTAAGAATGATGCTACGGGCATTATAAGCATAAATTCTACGAAGGATTCAACCAGTAAAACAACAGGCGCATTAGTTGTTGATGGTGGTGTAGGAATTGCAAAAAGATTAACCGTAGATAATGTAAGTATTGCTAATACAGTTGGTGTTGGAAGTACTGCATATTTTGAGGATGAAGTTGATATTGATGGCACTCTAATACTAAATTCTTTTATACAGGATGTTAATGATTCTACTGGTGGCGATAAAGATTATCGTCTTGCTGCAGTTGGAAGTGGTGTTTCTTGGAGACCTTCTGGTGTTCAAACAAAGAGAACTATTTGGGTTTCGGAGAGTGGTAACGATGCCAATAGTGGATTACTTGAGGGTGATGCAAAAAGAACAGTTGGTGGTGCAGCAGCAATAGCAGAAGCGAGTGATACAATTGTTATAAGACCCGGAACATATGATGAAAACAATCCAATTGGATTAAGAACTGACGTATCTGTTACAGGTCAAGATTTGAGATTGGTTACAATCAGACCTCAAAATTTGATGCGTGATATTTTTCATGTAAGAAGAGGATGTCTCATTGAGAATTTGAATTTTGCCTGTAAAAATAATGATGGAGATCCAAATGACAATGGAGTAAGTGTTGCAAATACTGGAGGAGGAGCAGTTGCATTTCCTCCAACACAAACAGACATTGATGCCGGGACTGCATATCAAGCGGTAAGTGGATTTACTGATGTTGGACCAGCAACAGAAGGTCCTACGGGAAGATGGAGAAGTCCATATATTAGAAATTGCACAAACTTCATGACCAAAAGTATTGGCATGAAGATTGATGGTAATCATGCCACAGCATCAAGTGATGGTGCTAATTTGAAATCAATGGTTTGTGATTCATTTACTCAATACAATGAAGCAGGTATTGGAGTATCACTTACCAATGAAGCATATGCCCAATTAGTTTCTATATTTACAATTAATAATGATATAGGAATTTATGCTGATACTGGTGCTCAGTGTGATTTGACTAATTCTAATTCTTCCTTTGGAAATTATGGATTGGTTGCAGTTGGATTGGGAGCAACTCAATACACTGGTTTTGTTACTTCTAATACTGCTGGAGTTGCTTATGATTTTAATAACACCGATATTATAGTTGGCACTGCTGTTACCGACAGATCCAATGTATATCAAAGACCTTTTGATGGGCAGGCAGTTTGGTTTGCGATTGATCTTGCAAACTATCCAGATGCAACTCCACCAAGTGGAAGCACAATACTTCCATCTCCTATGAGAGAAGTTGAGAGAATTGATTTAATACCTAATGCTACTGGTAACTCTGGATTTAGTGCTGCTTCTCCTCCTAATGTGATTATAGAAGATTTTGATGATACTTTAGTTGAACCTAAAGGTCCTCAATCTATTGCTGCTCAAGCAACTGCAACTGTAAGTGCAGGAGGATCCATTACCCAAATTAATTTAATTAGTAATGGTAGAAATTATCTTCCAACTCAAAATATAGTTGTTAGTATTAATGGAAATACTGGAATTGCGACTGCTATCATGAAACCTATCTACTATACAGTTTCTGAAGCGGGCGATTTCAATTCTGTGGGTATGACGACTATAACCTTTAATGAATTTATACCATATGAATTATTTGAAGGAGATCCAATTTATTTTGCAAGAATAAGTCGTATTCTTACATCTTCACATTCATTTGAATACATTGGTACTGGGACCACTATAAATAGTGCGTTACCCTTTGAGGGTGCAGTTCCAATCAAAGCTAATGAAGTTGATGCCAGAGATGGAGCACAAATTCCGTTTACTAGCACCGACCAAAAAGGAAATTTTGATATAGGAGAGGGGATACAAATCGACCAAACAACGTCAACAATTAGAGGTAGAGATTTTAGTAGAGCAGTTCAGGCAGAAATTACACCATTAATACTTGCATTAAATTAATATGGCAGTAGCACCATTAAATAAATTTATAACTGTAGCAGTACCGGTTGCACCTGGAATTAATACTGTATATACAACTCCTGTTGGTGTAAGTGCTATTGTATTATATGCCGGAGTTTCAAATGTTGGTTTAGGAACGACTACTTCATATCCAACAGTAACGTTTACGCACCAAAGAAAATCCACGGGAACAAGAACATTTGGTAATACCAGAGATACGAGAATTGTAAAAGATATTGAGGTGCTACCGAATGATACATTGTTTCTTATTGATGGAAGATTAGTCTTAGAAAGAACTGCTGCTGTATCGGATTCATTGACTATTATTAGTGATCAGCATGGTGTCAGAGATATTCAGGGTGTTGAATATCATGCTCCTAATGGGGTAACTACTGTAACTACCACAACTCCTCATGGATTCCAAGTTGGTGATGAGATTACTATGGCAGATATTCAATTCACTTGTACGGGAGATGGATACGGAATAACCACAACGTTTTTCCCCTCACCACAGAGAAGTTTTACTGTAGATGTATCAAATACTCCAACAACTTTTGAAGTAAATTCTGGTAAGAGTGTTGGCATTGCTCACAATCATGTTAGTGGAACAGGAAAAGTAGCACCCTTAAGATTGGAATTAACCCTTAGTATTCTTGAAAATAGTCTTGCATAACAATGGCAAAATATTTAAGCGGAAGAGTAAAAAGAAAAGAACAATCCAAAGTAGCAATTTCTACGGATCGCTACCGTTATCTTGGACTTAATGAAACTGAACCAAATTTAGGTGATCCTCTTTCCGGGACATTTCAAGACACTCCACCTGCTGGTACAAGATATCAAATAGTTTCCGTTGAAGGATATCCTGGAGAAAGATATTGGATTCCTGTTGAGGGTGGAATCATTCCAGGATCTATTACTGTCTATGATGAATCTACTAAACTTGTTGGTAATATTAGTAGTATAACTCAACTCAATTTTATTGGTGCTGCTATAACTGCAACATCAGATTCATTTAAAGAAACAACATTAACTTTAAGTGGCAATCATAGTTTTTCTGTTGGTTTAGGTATTACACAGGGTAACAATAATGTTACTGGTTTTGTAAAATATTCTACAACAACAGTTGGATATGTTACTGTCACTAATGTTGAGGGATCGTTTGCTCAAAATGCAAGTGATGAAATTTATGAGGATGGAGTAACCACTGGATTAACCGTAGATTCTTTATCTTCGATTATTGAGACTGGAGTTAAAGCAGACATAACTGTTTCTCCACAATTCTTTTCTGAAAATAAAGAATTAATATTTAATGATAATGGGGAATTTAATGGTGCTAGTGTTTATTGGGATAAGTCTAATACACGATTAGGTATTAATAGTAGTGATCCTGCACATACTTTAGATGTTACAGGAGATATTGATGTAAGTGGTAGCATTAAAGTTGGAGCAACTATCTATGATAGTGATGGTGATCCAGGAACTGACGGGCAAATTCTTGCGAAGGGAGCAGGAAATCCTGGGACAATAGATTGGGTTCGTTTGGAATCTATTATTACTGGTGCTGGTGGAACAATTGGTAATATTCAGTTTCATGGCACTACTGGATTGGTTCAGGGTGATAATGAATTAAATTTCAATCCTTATAATGAGTTTATTGGTATTGGTACTAATGATCCGGCACAGAAGTTTCAAGTTGGAGTAGATGGAAAAAGATATACAACAAAGAAATTAACTTTAGATAGTGCTATAGGTGATAATTATAGTGCAGGAGATTTAGTTCAATTGAGAACGGCAGCTTCTCCATTTGGACTGCAGGATATATTTGGAACTCTTGTATATGATGTACCTTCTGCTGGAACAGCACTAACGGTTAGAAATAGTAATTACGAAACAAAAGGTACTCAATGGAGTTCTTTTACTGGTAATGGGTATAGAATATACTTTAATAACACTGTTTTAGCTACTGGCAGGTATATAACTTCTGTTGGAAATGATGCCACCATACCAGAAACTACCTACGAGGGAGATGATGTCTTTGTAGTTACTAGCACTGGTGATGTTGGTATTGGCACAGTAAATCCAAGGACAAAGAGAGATTCTACGACAGTTAATTTAGATGTTGTCGGTGATGTTTTATTTAAAGGTGATAATAACTATGATCTTCACTGGGACAAGAGTGCTTATAGTTTAATACTTGATGATAATGCCAAGTTTGCTGCAGGCACTGACTCTGATTTAGAAATATATCATAATGGCACTACTGGATATATTGATAATAAGACTGGACATTTATATATTAGAAATGCTGGGTCAAATATTAATTCAAACATTTATATTCAGGCAAGAAGTGGAGAAAATAGTATTATTTGTAACGATGATGCTGGCATAGATCTTTATTATAATAATAGTAGAAAAGCATATACAGATATCAGTGGTTTTCGTATAGATGGTAGATTATATGTTGATCACAGCACATCAGAGTTTCATGGAGATGTAATATTTGATGGAA